ACGATTGCACCAATCTCATTGTTCATGACATCATCGATGTTTACCGCACCATCAACAATACCAATGCGAGGGTTATTGGTCATGGCAACGTTGTCCAAAATGCCGCGCAGGATAGATGTGCTTGCGTCTTGGTCATCCATAACAATCTCAGCCAAGCTGCGCCCATAGAATGTGTGCGGCTCTGGATCAACCTCAAACACAGCAAATGGAATTTCATCGCATGGCATAAAATCTAATAGCTTATACGTTGTGCCGCCGCAGATAAAACGGTGAAGCGCGGGAATGCCCGTGCCATCCACATCAATTCGCATGTACGCTTCAGTTATAGTCACCAAGCGCATTGATGGATCACCCTCTTGATCATCATATGAATCTTGTGAGTAACCGCGACGAACAAAATCTTCCTCGTTCGCCATTGACGACGCACCAAAGTTTGACCCAAGGTCAACGACTTCCTCAAAGTCAAAACCCATAGCAACCAAATCGCCGACACGCATTTCAGTACGCTGCGCAACAACGTAAGCGTCGTCGATGTTTTTCGCTTGTGCATCAACAAAGAAATCTTCTGGCGCAACGCTTTCGATCTTTAGGCGACCCTCTGGCATTCTGCGACTAATCTTTAAAGAATGCTCTGGCATTTCCATTTCCATGCCAAAGTCATCCACGGACATGCTTGTTTCTACGCCATGCTCCAAGATGGTGACATCATCATCAGATGCAATCAGGGTGTATTCTTCGTCTGTTAGGTGATCAAACGTGAAGATTTCAGAGCGTTCGCTTTCTTCCCAATATGCCTTAACAATGCCGTTTTTCTTGATAAGCGCATCATGAAATGCGTCATTCAAAACACGGTAACCGTTATTCTTATTGAAGATGTAGTGCATATAGTTGGTGGCTTGCTCAGCCATTGCCACATCTTCTGGGCCTTTTGGAGTGTATTCTACAGGCTTGCTAGTAGACATAAACACACGCATCAAGCTTGGCTTAACCGCACGAATGGTGTCGCGCACTTTGGTTGCCACAACCTTGCTGCGACCTTCCTCGTGGCCAATATCGACCTCGCCATCAAAATACCGCTGCGCTTTGACGCGCTGCTGCGAAACCTCGCTCTCGGCAAAGTCTACAGCCTGAGCAATCGCATCACGGACAATGCCTTCAATTTCGCTTTTTGTCTTTTCTTTTGGCTGCATATTATTGCTCCTGTCCAGCTTGTAGACCTAAGAAGATGCGTAGTTCGCGTTCAAAAATCTTTCTATTTTTTATTGGCACGCCAGAAATAAGTGCTTCTTTTAGGGCTTCAACTGATTTAACGGCCATACGGTCTGATGCTATTTTTGACCCAATACCAGCAGCCGTGCCAAACGCAAGTGATGGGTTGGACACAACCGCTGCGATATTCAATGCTGCCATTAATCCATTACCAGATGGAGACAGTTTACCAATAAGTCGTAATGCGTTTTCTGGAAGCGTACCATCAACAAATTTACGCATCATTTCGAGTTCATCAGTATCAAACTGTGCCCTCTTTGACTTACTTTTCAATATGTTGCCTGCTGCGCGACGATAGTTGTTTACAATGTTTCCACCAGAGCCAGAAACAGCAGCATTAATCTCTGCTGCGTTCATCACCTCATCAAAAAGTTCAATCTTTTTGTATCTGCGAAAATCAGTACGCGCCTTTTGCAAAAGCGTTCCAGCGTCTCCGCTTGCTGTAACTGGCGCGTTCATAATTGCATCATCCAGCTTGTCGCGCATCAAGCCAACACGAGGGTCGTATCTACTTTGCTTATACAGTGTGGCCAAGCCAGAACGCAGCTTATCAACTTCCGCTAAATTCATCTGCTTGCCAGCATGTTTAGCAATAGCTTTTCTTGTTGCGTCAACATATTCGCTACCAGCAGCGGTCAGATCGGTCGCGATGAATAAATCATCATTAGCAATAGCCGTATCAATGTCTGTCACGACATCATCCATATTCACATATGCTTTACCGCCAGCATCCTCAAACGCTTTATAAGATGTATTTTTAGCGTCCCTAGCGGTTTCAACTGCTGGCTTTTGAATTGCACGTTTTTGAGTCAACTGAACTGTTTTGTTTTTTATACCAGTCAGTCCAGAAGCAATAGAAGGCCCAGCAAATGCACCAACAATTCTTGCTGCTGGCTCAAGTTCTGTCCCCTCTGCCATTTGGCCAAACGCTTCGCTGCCAGCCCCAGAAAGGGCTGCAGCTTTTTGAGCCTCTTTTGTTAGGCCAGTTTTAGCAATGCCCTCACCAAGCTTTTTTGCGCCAGCCTTAGCCAAGCCTTTTCCTGCCGCGCCAAATACGCCAGCGCCACCCATAAACTCGCCAATAGTTCCAGCATATTCTGCGGCGGTGCTTTCACCTTGACGGTAAAGACCTTGCGGGTCGGCACCAACTGCCCCAGCAATACCTCTATATGCAGCGTCAAGGCCGCGACCAGTTGCAGTATCTAGGATTGGTCTAACTTGCTCTGCGCCTGTAGCTAGATCATATCCAGCACCAACCGCACGCGCAGCCATCTCTGGCAACTCAAGCGTACCCTTAATACCGCGCAAAAGCCCAGCAGATGCAGTCCCTAAGAAGTCACCAATGTACTCGCCAATGGTGTCAACCTCACCGTCACCAATAAAGTTTTCTTTCAGTGAGCCAAGCTTTAGGCCACCTTTTTCTTCTTTTGGTTGGGGTTCTTCAGGTTGCGCGTCACCTTGCGCAACGCCAAGTTGTTGCTTAACAACCCGCTGGATTACAGCAGGGTCTGTTCCATCTGGAAACTCAAGGACTGTTCCGTCTGGCAATTCAGCTTCGATCATTATTCCACCACGTTACCTTGGCTGTCGAATTTTAATCGTTTAGGGTTCGAACCGCCACCGCTTCTACCTTCATTAAATCTTTTTAAGCCCTCTTCTGAGCCGTGAACAATTTGCAAAAGGGTGAGTTCGTAATCGTCAAGCTGCTGCTTAAACACTTCAGGCTTAGACATTGGATCGAGTAGGCCAGCTTTTGCGGCAAGCATTGCATTTTCTTGGTTTGTTACGTTACCGAGTGCGCCACCTGTTGGGCTTTCTTGGCGCATGGCGTTAAGTGTTTCAATTGTAGCCTGAGCCTGAAGCGACCTGACGTGACCAGCAAGCGCCCTAGCATCTGTTGTCGGGAGACCTTGAAGTAGGAACGCGCCAGCGCCAGTTGACCAGTTCCCTATTAATTCCCTTGCTTTTTGAGCTTCTCTTAAAATTGTATTCGTCATAGTCTCGCGGGTTTCCGCGCGACTTTCTTTTTTTTGAGCCGCTTCTTGCGCCTTTTGATAGGCGGGACTTCCTTTTATTGGCTCATATGTGTATTCAACACTGCCATCATCAAGCGTTTTAGTCACCAATTTATAGCCCTCTGGGATTTGTCCCATTTGAGGGTCTCTTTTTAATCTATCCTTAAAGTCGATATATGATCCAGTGTAGCCTTGGGATAATGCTAACTTATATTCCTGAATAGCCGTAGCATCTTTTGGGTTTTGAGACGCCAAGTCTGCCTCATATGCAGCAAGGTCTTTTTGGTTTTGAAATGTTATCCCTTGCTTATTTATATCAGCCTGAGTGCGCATCCCAAACATTTCCTTCTGGAATGCTCGATCCTCAGCCGTAGCAGCCTTCTGCGCCTCAAGTGAACGCGCTGCCGCTTGCTCTTGCGTATATGTGCTAAATGCGTCACGGCCAGATATGGCGCGATCTCTAACAAGCTGTGCTAGATCGTTACGACCAATGCTCTCAAAGTAAGCAGCAGTTTTATTTGCTGAACGTAATTGTTCTTTTTGCTTTTGATATTCGGCTAGTTGCCCAGCAGCACTTTGATCTCGCGCCGTTGGCAGAATCAAAGCGTTTAGGCCAGAGGCTAAGCTAAGCAAAGCACCCTTTGTGTCAAAACCTTGTTCTTCCTGTTGCTTATTCATAGGCATGTTTGAACCCTTTGTCGATATTCTTAGCGAAGACCCAAGTATTGACGAAACATAATTTTGTGTCTCAGCGATGTTTGGAATGGCGTTG